CAGGTACTAAAGCTGCATTTGATGTTGGTGAGAGAGTCTTCGTTCTTGAGAAGCTTCCTGGTGGAACTTCCTACACAGGTATCAACCTTAATGGTGCTGCCAACCGCAACGCTAGAGGTGAACTGATTGTAGAAAATCTCTACAAGGCTTGCCAATCACTTGATGAAAAGGATGCTCCAAAGGATGGGCGCATAGTTGTCCTATCTCCAGGTGCTTACTATGATCTTCTAAATTCTGATCGTGCAATTAACACTGATTGGAATGGTGGAGGAGGCTCTAACGGAACCTTCAAGGGTAACAACGTTCTTAGTGTTGCTGGTTTCACAGTCAAGACTTCTAACAACCTTGGATCTGCCTCTTACGGTAATACTTACTCAGGTACAGCAGCTCAATCAGCAACTGTACGTGGTGAGCGTCCTAACTATGTCAATGGTAAGGATGGTTCTGATGGAACTACTGCTGCAGGTACTAACGACTACTGGCAAGATGAGCAGGGTAATACCTCAACTCTTACCAACTTGTTCGGCCTATGCTTCACAAAAGAAGCTGTAGGAACAGTGGCTCTTAAGGATCTAAATATGCAGATGACTGGATCTGAGTACAAAGCAATGACTCAATCCACCATGATGGTCGCAAGCTACGCAGTTGGACACGGTATCCTCCGTCCTGATTGTTCAGTTTCATTACTCCATGATGGTAATCCTTGGTAACTGCTAACTAGCATTACCGCATACAATAAGGGGAGGCGTAAGTTTCCCCTTTTTGTTTACATAATGGCAACTACTAAATTAAAAGCAGTCAATACACTTCTCTCCATAATTGGAGAAGCACCTGTTAACTCTTTAACTCCTCCCTTAACTGGGGATACAAGTCTTGCAGAAAGTGTGTTAGATGAAATAAGTACAGAAGTTCAAGGGGCAGGCTGGTCTTGGAACACTAGGATTGCTGCAAGTATTCCTTTAGATGCTAATGGTCAGACAACTCTTGGAAGTAATACTTTAGCTGTACGTTTTAATCCAATTTCATATCCATCTCAAAGGTTCATTCTTAGAGGGACTAGAATTTATGACCGTGTTAAAGCTACTTATGATTTAAGAGGTAGTTTAGGTGTAGCGATTACAGGTAGTACTAGCGATCTTATTGCTGAAATTGTTGAAGAATTAGATTGGGACTCAATTCCTGAGACTGGTAGAAGATATATTATGATCAGGGCTGGTAGGATATTCTCAAACCGTGCAGTAACTTCTAACAGCATTGAAGCTTATACCGCTGAAGATGAAGAAAACGCACTTAGAATATTAAGGAGAACAGAAGATATGGCACAAAACTATAACTTAATAAGTGGTCCTGATGATTTATACGGTGGTCGTGTAATGACAACTTTTGGTCCTGATATTCTTGATCGCTAATGGCAAGAGAACTTTATAGTCAAATTATTGGTCCCCTTAATAAAGGGATGAACCAACAAGCAAATAGTTTTGTTTTGCCTGGTTTTTCTAAGAACCTTGAGAACGCTAACTGTGATTTAGTAGAAGGTCTTAAGAAGAGATTAGGATCAGTACCGCTTAAACAGATTGATACTTTAACTAAATATGACGGTAACAGTAATCCTGGTGATAACTTAAGTGGGACTATTAAATGGGATGAAGCTTGGTATTTTGTTTATAACAGAAGTACTGATGAACGTTTTGTATTAATAATAGGAGATGACAGTTCTACAGTAACTAAGACCTGTACTACAACTAATGGTAGTTCAACAGTTTCAATAACTTCTGGAGGAACTACGGATTTATTTGTAGGGGCTACGGTTAGTGGTAGCAGTATACCTACAGGAGCGAAGATTATAGAGATTGGTACTAACCAAATGACTCTGGATCAGAAAGCGGATAGTAATGCTGGTAGTAGTAAAACTTTAACTGTTACATCCCCTAAAACCTTTGTAACTGCAGTTGCTGATGTTGAGCCTATTAGTGGGATATTACCAACTGTTGTCCCTATTCAACAATTATTTGCAGGTGTAACCACTGCTAACCTTGAATATTTAAGAGGTTCTGGTAGAGCTAGAGATAGATTTAGAGCCACATCTTTCCAAGATTTTGTATTTGTAACTAATATTCAAAAGGTTGTAACTTATGACAGCTCTGAGACTTTAACTAGATACAACATAGCTAATATAAGTAATTCTTATGTCCCAATAAAAGCTCAAATTAATGTAAAGCTAATAGACTACGCTACTAAATATGAATGCTCCATAGAACTATCTAATGGAGATATAGTTTCAGCAGATATTACAACACCTACTTTAGCTTCAGGTACAGCAGTCAGTACCCAAACAATTGCTACTGATTTAAAGAATGCTTTAGATACAGCAGACACTAGTAACTACCTGACATTCACAGTAAAAGGTTCTCAAATATTAATAGGTTTAGCGAGTGCCACTAGATCCATTAGAAGTTTTGTAACTTCTGATGCTAGAGGTAACACTCTCATGGATGGCTTCTCTAACCAAGTCACTAGCATTCTTGAGTTACCAGCAGCAGGTTGGGAAGGTTATACAGTTATAGTCGCTCCTGACGGTTCAGCAGATCAAAGCTCTTATTATTTGAAATTTAATGCAGAAAATGTAACTGCTGATGGAACTTATGGTAGAGGTTCTTGGGAAGAAGTAGGTGGTTGGGGTACTGAAGGTAAGCTTGAGGACAATACTATGCCTCATGCGTTTGTCTATTACAAAAATAGTAATGGACTTACTAGATTTACTTGCTTACCTTTTAGCGGTGCTGATTATATGGATGGAACAGTTAAAGTTGAAATACCTAAATGGACTGAAAGGTTAGCTGGTGATAAAGATGAGATGGAGGGTCCGAGTTTTGTAGGTAATAAAATAACAGATATTGTGTTCTTCAAAAACCGTTTAGGTTTTATAAGTGGAGAAAATATAATCCTTAGTGAAGCTGGATCTTATTACAATTTTTGGATTCAATCTGCTTTACAAGTAATAGATACAGACCCTATTGATTTAACAGCGGTAAGTAACGATGTAGCAGTGCTGAACTACGCTCTACAGCAACAGGATGAGTTAGTTCTATTTTCTAATGAGAACCAGTTCAGACTTTATTCAGGTGACAACGTAACGTTCTCTCCAGAAACAGCTTCTGTAGGTCGTATTAGTTCCATTAGTATGGAATCTAAAGTTAAACCTCAACAAGTTGGACCTCAAGTTATATTCCCTGTTAAAGAAGGTGACTTCACAGGGCTACATACTTTCATTACTACTGACCGTACTGTTGGTATTAACCTTGGACAAACTGCTGTAATTACAGAAACTGTACCTAAGTTAATACCTAAGAATATTGATTCATTAGCTGTTAGTAGAACAGATCAATATTTAATAGCTCTCAGTTCTGATGATCCTGATGCTTTATACATATACCAATTCTTCTGGGAAGCTTCAGGTGGTTCTTTAAGTAACAAGCAAAACGCCTGGTCTAAATGGACATTCCCTAACAGAAGCATATACTGGTGTGACTTTGTTGAGGGTACTTTGCTTACAGTTAGTAAGTACACAGAAAATGGGACTGTTAAGTATTACCTAGAAGGTCTTAATGCTTCTAGACCCCCTCAAGCTGAGAAAGATTTATTCTTACTTGATAGGCAGTTATCTAGCTCTATTACTACAGATTTAGGAGCCGTAACTTTCAATTACAGCGGCCTAACCAACAAAACAACAGTCACCCTACCCTACTACACAGTAAACCCTAGTCAATTTGCTGTTATCAAAAAGGATAAAACTGATGCTAACGAAGCTGAAAAACGTTGGGTCGTGGCTCAATCTGTTCCTGCTGGGGTTAACTCTTTTGTTTGCGATAGTTTGGGCAATTTTAGTGGAAGTTCATGGATCTTTGGTGAAAACTATTCATTCAAATTTGAGCCGCCTCAGCTCATGCCCTATTCAAGAACAGCGACTGACAATACTTTTATCGGTAATCGTACTGGTCGCCTTCAGTTACGATACGTGGATGTTTACTACAATGATGCAAGGTACTTCACAGTAGAGGTTACTCCTGACCATAGGAGTACTACTACTTATGAATTTGATAGGAGAGCACCACTAAATTCTGGAATAGTAGTTGGTAATATATCGGATTTTGATGAGGCTAAATTCAGAGCTTATGTCCAAAGTAAGAACGATCAAGTTACCATAGAAGTAGTAAACAACAGCATTGATCAAGCCAAGTTCGTTGCTTTAGAGTGGACGGGCTTGTACTTTGACGTAGCGAGGAAGTATCAGTAAATGTCATTTCTAAAGAATTTTGCTACTTCTACTAATTTTATGTCGGCTGGTCTAGGCATAGTTGGTGATTATTTCACTGGACAAGCTAGTTATTACCAATCTGTATCACAACAAGAAGTAAAGAAAGCTCAGTACTGGACTCAGCTTGCTCAAACAAATAGAAGTAATTACAGAGATTATGAACGTCAATTACGTTCTTATTACAGAGCTGCTGACTATACAGAAAAGATGAGACAATATGAAGCTGCTCGTGAAAAACAACAAGCTGCTTATAAAGGTGATGTAACTGATTTAGCTACAGAAAATTTTGCTAAAAAGATAGCTGATTTAGATGGTCAGTTTTATGAGCAAGAATCTACAGATAACTTAGAGCTAGAACAGATAAGACAGAAGTCTGTAACGGACTCAGCTAAGAAGGTGGCAGGAGGTCAAGTTGGTAGAACTGTTAACGCTATGAGAGATCAATATAATCAGCAGTACTTATCTAATCTCAGTAACCGTCAGATTACTCGTGATTGGCGTATGGCAGATAAGTTGAGAGCTGCTGAAGCTCTTGATGTGGCTAGACAGAATACTATTAATCAAGTTCAATTCTATACACCACAACCACAGGCAGATCCTGTCAAACCTTTAGCTCCAATAAAAGTTGAAGGTTATGAACCACCTTCTGCTTCAAAACCCAGCACTAGTCTATTTGCTATTAACGCTCTTGGAAAATTAGCTGATTCAGCTTTGGAGTATTACAAAGGTACACAAACAAAAACCGTTAGCGGGCAGACCTAATGACCGATAGTTACAAAGTTAAACCACAACGTCAAATACGTGATCGGTCAGCTCTACCTGCAAGACCTAAAGAGCTACCTAGACCTGCAGCCCCTTTAGAGATACCACAACAAGTAGGTGGTCAATTAATAGATAGAAGGGAATATGTAGTAGATTCTAAGGTTCAGCAGGGTTTGCAAGCTATGCAGACTTGGAAAGGCTTTGGTGAAAAGAATATTGAGATTTTAGGGGAAGAGAGAAGAAAGAAAGCGGCTCAAGAAGCAGAGGAGCTGATAAAGCAGGAAACCTATGCCTTACAACAATCTCTTCAAAATCTTGATGAAGTAGAAAAGCTTGAGAAGAAACAAGCTTTTGAAGAAGCTAAGTACGCCAAACTAAAGAACCCTTATATAAACCTTTTCTATTATCAAACTAAATCAGATAACGCTTCAAAAATAATATCTACTAAGTTAGCTAAATGGGGTGAAGATAACGCAGACCGATTAGCAAGGATAGAAGATAAAGCTGATGTAGCAGCACAAATAGCTGCACAGGCAGATAGCTTACAACTACCTTATGCAAACTTACCTAAGAATTTTATAGAAGCTAGGATTGATCCTATAGTTGCTGCTACAACTGCTGAAGTAAAGAACTTAGTAAATGAGAAAGAATTAGATGTAGCTCAAGAAAAGATAGATAACACTATTTCAGAAGCTTTTATTGGGAAGCTTATTTTAGCTACTGAATTTGCAACTGTTGACCCTGAATCTGATACAGGATCTAAATATGCAGAAGGAGCTATGACAATAGCTTATAACGCTGGTTGGCAACAGTGGCAAACATTAAATGGTAAAGATAGGAGAGGTTATCATCAGTGGTTATTTGATAATTTTGGTCAGCTATATATGGATAATAATGAGAATAATTATAATGATTTATCTGAAGGGTTAGGAATAGACACAGTAATAAACGGTTTAAACGCTATTAAAATAGATTCTGGTGCAAAACTTTTAGATGCAAAGTTTACTGATGAAGATGGTAATAAGATGACCATGCGTGACAGGATTAGAGAAGTACTTGTAGAACAGCAGAAGATAAAGCAACAGAAACAGAATCAAGCTAATAAAGAGGTTGATTTCGCTCAAAAGAATTGGAAACAAGATACTCTTAATGAGGCAAACAAATGGATAGCAGAAGCTTTAAATGATGACGGTGATTTAGATGGCGCAGAAGCTGATGCTATGAGAGAACAACTTAGACAAAAAGCAGCACTATACGCTAAAAAAGGCTTATTACCTTATACATTGACAATGGCTTATAAAGAGATAGATAAGATGTTCCCCGTACAAAAAGATAAATTATCAGAAGGTGCTAAGGGTGAGCTTTTAAAAGAATTGAATTTTCTATTAGAAGATCAAAGTCTTAAGGAATTACCTGAAAGTTACTTAAATAGAGTAAGAGGAACAGAGCTGTATTATTCATCTATTAAAGCCTTTGAAGACGCTAAAAAAGCTAGAGGTAAAAAGGAGGCAAACAGTTCTCTAGATTCAATTGTTACGTTGAGTAAAAAGAATTTAAAGATTGCTATGGGTCAAGATGAGCAAATAGTTGGGGCAGTAGATTCAAAATTAGATAAGGCTGAAAAGTCTAAATTTATTAACCAAGCTTATGATCTAGCCGTTGTAAGTTATGAAGATGATGCTAGAAGACTGGCTAGAATTGTATATCAAGATCTAAGTATTAAACATAAAGATGACCCTAAATACGATGAAGCAAGACTTATAGCAGAAACAGAATCGATTGTATCTACACAATTATTAAGCCGTCCTGAATACAACGATATTGATTACTACTTTGATATAGGTGGTTTAAAGAATCAAGAGGGTACATATTCTAAATTTGGTCAGGCTGGTTTTGGTGCAAGAGTAGCACCACCAAGTCAGATGAAAGTTGAGGGTGATGGAGTTAATAAACCTTGGGATATAACTTTTGAAAATGAGGACTCTAATGATGGTGGTTTCTCTTGGAAAGTTCGTAATAGAGTATTCTTCGCAACTGGTGGTGATGGGGTTAAATATGCTCAAGATAACTTCTTATTTAATAACGATCAATTTAAAGAGATTAACTCTTTAGTTGCTTCTGGAGATCCTACTAAGTTAACACCAGCTACTAGGACTGCTATTGCTAACCGTGCCGCTGCTTTAAACATATCTCCTCAGAAATTGCTGGAATTACAGATAACTAGATTCAATAATAATAATGTTAAAAAACTAGATGAAGTATTCCCTGATTGGAGAACTAATGTAAATATGATGGAAGGTTTGAGAGAACCTACAGCATCTACCGGTGATACAGATGATGCTGATAAGCTATACGTCTACAACGATAAAGATCTATCTATTAATGGGGATAGAGGTGTTGTTTGGGAAAGTAGGAAGGGTAACGATGTTCAAACAAGTACCCGTATAAAATCACCAGTCGGTGGCAAGATTATATTTGTAGGTAAGCGTGGTGGTTACGGTAATCAAGTAGTTATAGAGGCTGATAGAGATTACCCGTCTTATAACATTAAAAAGGGTGATCAAATTGTAACTAGCCACTTAGCATCATCAGATTTAGAACTAGGTCAAAACGTATCAAGAGGTATGGCTATTGGAATCTCTGGAGATGAGAGTGATCTAGATTCAACTGAAGGTTTATCTACTACAGGTCAAGGTATTAAGCCTGGTCAAGTGCATACAATGCTTTACAGTAGTGGTGGCTATGAGAACAAGAATAACCAGTATAGCCAATGGAAACAGAAAGTTTTCTTTGATAGGGCTTATACTGGGTTATATTCAGCCAATTAAGTTAGACCTTTTCAGGTATAGAGCTTATTCTGAAGGTAGCACTGTATTTGTTGTTGTAAATGCCATACGTTTATCTTAAAGACGGTTCTACTGTCTGGGTAGATTCTGAAGAAGAGGCCAATAAATTATGGAGTGGTGGCGGTGGATCAACTGCTACAGCTACTGCAGAGTCTGGTGATAGTAAGGAATCAAAAGGCGAAGAAGTCAATAAGGTAGAAACGAAGGAGGAAGATGATGGTACTAGTAGTCGTGACAAAGAATTTGAAGAGAAATATTTAAAAGGTTATGTTCCACCTAAAAAGGAAGAAAAGCCTGTTGTAGATAAGAAAAAGGAAAAATCTAAAGGAATGGGATACTCAGGACTTTTAGGTGGAATGCCTGATGTAGATAGACCTTCTTGGAAGGAAGAGACTGCAAGAGAATGGCAAGAATTTAAGAACTTCTTAGGCGGTACTAAACGTGTATTGGGTGGGATAGTACCAAAAGCGATTAACGAAACTGTAGGTTCTTACGAGGTAGGTGGTGTTTATGCAGCAAGAAGTGAGATACATAATGCCCAAGCTATAGCAAGTTTTTGGGATTCAATTTTAGGAACTAAGAGTGCTGATGCCTATGACACAGAAGTATTTGATCCATATTTAGAATCTTTAGAAAAATCAGGTACAGATGAGTTTGGTAATCCACCAGGATTTAAACCAGGATGGATAGGTTACGACTTTATAAATCCAGAAGGGGAAATCTTTAAAAAGCACTTTGGTCCAAAGCATTGGGGAGAAGCTCTTTTACAAGATATTGGTGGTGCTTTCCTACTTGATGTAGGTATGACTAAATATATGAAAGGTATAGGTCTTATAAGTAAAATTGATGATGTTAATTATTTAAGAGGATTCTATACAAATATTGCTAAAAAAGAATTTACAAAAGGATTAGAAGATTTAGGTCGATTCACTCTAAAGGAGCTAGTACCTGACGCTGCTGGTACAGTGGTCATGTTCAAGCCTGACCCAAATGCTGAATTAGATGCTGAAAGATTTTGGGTTAGAAAGTTACCAAGAGAGGCACAAGAATACGCTTGGGCAGCGATATTAGCTGAGAATGAGACTGATTATAACTACAACGAACTTATGTTAAAAGAGTTCGGGTTAGGAGCTGCAGGTGTCACATTCTTACATACAGCAATATTAGTTGGTAGAAGATCTCTTAAATATGTAAGAAAAGGTATGGACGCTGAAGCGGCTGCAAAATTAGCCGCTAAGGAAGTAGCAGAAGAAACAGGCGAAGATATGGATTTAGTTTTGGACGCTCTGGTCAAAGAGCAAGCTTCTGAAGGTTTAGGAGTAGTAAATAGAGATATAGAAAGCAAGATTGAAGGGGCAGGTAAAAATATCAGTCAAAGTATTAGAGCAGGTAGTAGGAAGTATGCTGACGCTAAAATTAAAGAAGCTGTAGAAGTAGAACGTCTTACCAAGGAATTAGATGCTATTCCAGATGATACTAATAAAGTAGCCTTATTAGAGGGTGAGATTGAAGATTTACAGAAGAGTTTAGGGGTTGAAACTGGTGACGAAATAACTGAAAGATTGGATCAATTAGGTAGAGATTACGATAAGTATGAAGCTCTAGGTAAACCAAATAAGCTTAATAATGTAATTGATGAAATTTCTGATTTAATAAGATTACAAGAATTTCAAGCTGAGTTAGTAGGAGCTAGTGACAATATGGCAGCTAGAGCTGCTAAAGGTTTAGAGATAGGAAAAGTTGTAGATGAATCCCAAACAGCAGGTATAGGTTTTGGTAACGGTTTAAATGATGGAAGAGTACTACTAAATAAGATAAATCAATTAGTAGATCAAAGAAGTAGATTACTAGATCTTGAACAGAGTCAATTAGTAAGAGAGTCTAGATACACAGTTAGATCTGATAAGCCACCTTCTCAAGACATATTAAGTACTGGTACTTATCACGAATTTCCTGGTGCTTTGGGTCAAGCATATAGAATGCTAGATGAGATTATAAAAACCGCTGATACAGCCTTAGCTTCTAACAATCTTAATAGCGACTTAATAGCAGAGTTAGGTATAAAAGCACAGCAAGTTGAAGAGTTAATCAGTAATAACGGTGGTTTAAAGCCTGTTGTTTCTGAAGCTTCTGAAGAGATAAAAGATGCTGCAGTTAAATCAAAAGATAAAGGAGCTGCTGAGGAGGTAGCAAAAAGAGAAGAAGTAATAGGTAATCAGTCAACAGTAAAAGCACCTATAGATGAAAACCCAGAGACTGGTAACTATGAAGTTAATAAGGATGAAATAGGAGCACGTAGAGGTACTACACCTCCTACACCGTCTAAACCTTTAAATATAGCTGAGGAAGTAGCTGCTACTAATAAAGAGAATGGTATAAACCAAGTACCTGAGCCTGAAGAGCTACATCAAAATATTGTTAATAAACTAGATGAAGATTCTAAATTACAAGAATTAGATGATATAGATAACGGTAACAGAGTAGAAGAAGCTTCAACCCTTTCTAGAGCTACACCACGTACTGACGGAACAGTTAGTAGGGGTGCTAACGCTGGGAAAATTACAAACGATCCAAATGGTAAAGCTCTTCTCGTAACTGAGATGAAGAAGTTACAAGGAGAAGATTTAAACCCACAATTATATGCTCAAGCTATAAGACAGTTAGGACGCTTTTTCGGAGATAGTGCTGACATCTTAGCTAGAAAGCGTGAGTTCTTAGAAGAGGCTACAAAAGTAGGTACAGAGTTCTATAAACAACTTCCAAAAGTTATCGTAACTATGTCCTTAATAGAGGACTCAACAGCAGCCTTATTAAGATCTATTAGAGATATAAGGCAGGTTAATTCAGGTATTAACATCACAATGTCTAAGGAGGTAGCTAGAAAGAATTTTGTAGATAACTACAAATTATTTAGACAGAATTTAGCTGCTGTTGATTCTTTCTACCAGAGTGTAGGTAACGCTATGAGAGCGTTTGGACCTGCAGGAAGAGTACAGATTTTACAAGATCTACCTGGAATAATTTCAACACCTGTTGATGCTGCTGCAGCTCCAGTACAAGCTGTTGGTAGAGTTTTTGATAATTGGTCTGATCCAAGCAGGATAAAAGTAGCTGTAGATAACTTAGGAAAAGAGTTGAAAAACCTAGGAGATGATGAGAGGTTTGCTAGTGCTCTAATTGATGAAGCTAAAAAAGCAAAAGTCGAGGTTGATAATGAAGTAGCTGACTTTATGAAGAAGTTTGATGAAGGAAAACTAACTGATCAGGATGTTAATGGTATAGAGAACTTGATGGAGAGTCTTGAGGCATCAGGTGGAAATTTACAGAAACTAAAGAATACTGCCATGTCTAGTAAAGAGTTAATGGCTACTCTTCATTCTGGTCATGTTCTAAGTAACTTTGCTTTCCCATTCTCTATACCGATGATGGGTCAAATAGGTATGGCTACTAGACTTTCATTGCGTACTGGACAATATTATTTCAGTGGTTTAATGGAAGCTCTCTTAGTAAAAAGGGGCTTAGGTAGTGCTGAAGAAATGGCCCGCCTCTTTAAACAAGCCAGACACAGTAGAAGATGGTTAATAAGATCTCAACAATTCCATTTACAAGGTTTAGAAAGTGCTAAAAACTCTTTCTTATTCAATAGGGCTATTTCTGACCCAGCTCAAGTTAAAAGGGCAGATTTAAGTATGACTTCTTCAGGTAAGTCCCGTGAAGAGCAAATACTTCAATCATTAAGAGGAGAAGCACAGCACAATACTGTTTGGGCTAAATGGCTGCTTAATACCTTTAAAGATAGGCCAGGAATTGTAAAAGCTATAAATGAAGCTATAACCCTAGGTAAGGTTTTCCATGATTACACCATCCCAGGTGAAGCTTGGAAAATTAAACCAGATTGGCAACAGGTTGCTGATTGGCCTGTAGATGCTACCCAATGGGCAACAGGTAAATTTAGAGGTGGTGAAGGGTTCGGTACTAAAAGTTATTTCCCTCAAGGTGAGAGGGTTAATATGAGTCTTTTCCAGCAATTAGCTTCTGCTGGAGATGAGGCTATAACAGCTCAATATGCAAGAGGATCTTTATACGCTGATGCTATGGAAGTAGTAGATCAAAAGGTTACTAACGGAACTGTAGATATAGCAGCTTACGGTGATGCTGTTAAAGCTGAATTTAAAAAGATGCAAGAAGGTTTAAATTCAGAAGTTAGAGTCGGCTTTGACCAACAAACTATTGGTAACTCCTTCTTAGATCAAAGAGCTTTAGAACTTATAAGACAAGTTAACCAGACGGAAGAATTAACAGGTCCGTTAGGTTCAGTTAAGAACGCTGTTGAGTTACTAAGAAACGATAATAACCCTGCTGTAGCCTTTAGTGCTAGGTTTATTTGGCCTATTATTAATTCACCTTTAGTAGCAGTAAAACAAGCGGCTAGATACGCTTATGGGTTTGAGCTAGCAAGATTACCAGTAAGTCTTTTAAGAGAAGGTGGTGGTTATTTAACTGAAAAATTAGGGGCAGACAGGGTGATAATGGATTTCTTAGGAGAACACCAAGGAGCTAAGGGTTGGTATCAAAAACACGTTATAGATTTTGAAAGTGCTTACTTCAGTAAAGATCCAGTTACAAGAGATAAAGCTAGAAACGCTTTCGCTTTAGCTGCAGGGATACAAGCTGTAGTAGCTACAATTGTTTGGGATGAAAATTCAGAAATTACTAGTGGTTTAGATGACACTTATAAAGTAGCTGCAGGTAGAGCTGAAAGGTTCCGATGGTTAATAGGTGGTCAATCAATCCCTTATAGATACATACCACTTATTGGTGAAGCAATAGCTTTCCAAGCATCACTAAGAGATATTGTCCAATTTAACCCTGATTATGACGGAATACCTTTTATGAACGTTATGACAACAGCTATGTCCACTCAAATAATGGATATGCCTGGTTTAGCTGGACTCTCTACAGTGCTAGATGCTATAGGAAAACAGAAAGCTGGTGATGGTAGCGCAATGATGCGTATTGCTCAACAAGCTTATACGAGATTAGGAGTCCCCTATACAGAAGCTAAAAAGTCTCTTAAATATATGTTTGATGACCGTAAAACAGCCACTACTAGAGAAGATGCTACAGGCCCATCAGCCTTTTTAAAAGGTAAAATATATAGTAAAGATGAAGATGTAAACGTTTTTAAAGAATCTGCTTTGGGTATAGCTAGAGGTGTTTGGAATATACCAGGAATGGCTAGGGAAAATGAAGGTTTAACGATATTTACTGACTGGTTTTATGGTCAATTTAATGGAGATCCTGATTATAGATTATCCACTCGTAAAGCAGTACCTTTCGGTAAACCTGAAGAAACAGTTAGAGCTGAGACTGCCCCTTGGTACACATTTTGGATGACCATATTTGGAAGATATAGATGGGGTAATAATGATTTAACAGATCCAGTTAATAGGGCTATTGTTAATTTAAGCTTGAGTCTTCCTGATAAAAGTTTATTTAACTCTTTCCAAGGTAGAACAATAAGTGTAGGAATTAACGATAAAGAACTAAATAACTTTAATCACTTCTTTAATACAGAATATAAATTTACAGCTAGAGGTAAACAGTATGTAGGAATTAACGCTTATATAAGGGACTTAGTTAAAGATCCACAATATACCAAGTATGATGCAGTAGATAGCCCTTATAAAATCGGTGTTGATAAATCTCAAAAACCAATTGAAGGTTTGCTTGCGCCAGGACTTGGAACCAAAGGTGATTGGGTTAGCGGTAACACTAAAGAGGTTGAAAGACGTATGATATTAAAGAGTAATATTGATGAACAAATCAATAAGGCTAAAATCCAGTTCCTAATGGGTAACACGCCAGGCCAGCGATTTAAAGCTTCTCAAGAGCTTAAAAATTTAGTACTCGAAGCTTATTCAGGAGGTTCTAATTAATGGCATACGCATCAAGAACATATACCAGTGGTAGTGGCACTACATTTGCTTTAACAACATCTGGTGGAGATCCTATTGGTTATATACAAGAATCAGATATTACTGTAAAAGTAAACGGAACTACCTATACCAACGCAGCTAGTGGTACTAATACATATCAAATATCAGGAACCAGTACAGTTGAGCAGCCAAACGGTGGGAACGTAGTTTTAAATGCTTCTGTTTCAGGTGCTACTGTAGTTTTACAAAGAACTACAGCTATACAGGATGCAACTGTTGTTTATACAGCAGGTGCTACCCTTACATCTACCGACCTTAACAACGCAGATAACCAGATTAGATTTGGTCTACAAGAGTTCTCAGATGAATATGCTTCTTTAGTAGGTACAGGTGGTAACTTAACTGACCTATCTTCATTTATTGGTGGCGGTGAAACTTGGGTTAGTAATGACGCTAAAGCAGCTACTACAGGAGCTATTGATGGAAGAATAGATACTAAAGCAACAGCGAAAGTAAAGGATGACATAATTGCTACAGCTCCAGTATCCATAGCAGATGACAGCCCTAGTGCTGGGAAGATTACTATTGCTGTTGATGCGAAGCTGACTGAGTTAGCAACGATGGATCAGAACACAGCTAACGCTTTAGCTGATCTGACACAAGCAGAAGTACAAATATTAGATGGTGTAACTGCTACGACAGCAGAGATTAATTTTGTTGATGGTGTTACTTCTAACGTCCAGACTCAGTTAAATGCTAAACAAGCTTCAGCTACAGATTTAACAAACCTGTCCTCAATGCAGAGTGGAGCTTCAGCAGAGCTAGCTTCTCTCACATCAACCGAACTTGATATATTAGATGGTGCAACTGTTACCACTAATGAGTTAAACATTTTAGATGGAGTCACTGCTACAACAGCAGAACTCAACATCATGGATGGGGTTACTGCTACAACAGCAGAAGTAAACTTATTAGATGGTGTTACCTCCACAACAGCGGAACTTAACTTTACAGACGGTGTTACTTCTGCAATACAAACTCAGTTAGACGGTAAACAAGCTTCTGGCTCATATCAGCCTCTTGATCCAGACCTAACAACTCTTGCTGGAATGCAGGGTGCTACTGCTTCAGTCCTTGCAGATGGTACAGCCCTTACCTCAACCCTAACTGAACTTAACCAGCTAGATGGTAAGACTCTTGGAGAGACTACTCTTACTACTAATAGTGATACGAATATACCAACTTCAAAAGCCGTTAATGATCGAATTTTAACGGTAACAAATGCTATAGGTGGTTTCGTTGCTATCGATAATGAAGTTAGTTTTCCAAATACTCATCCAGACCCTAGTGAAGCAGCAGGTACTGTTGTATCTATAGCAGATGTGGGTGGTTTAGTTGTTAACAGTTCTGGAGTAGCTACGAATGCTGCAACAGTAGGAGGAACAGCAGTAACCATTAACGGTATAGCAACCACATTTAGAGATACAACCATGACCTCTGGTGTAGGTATGCAAGTGCAGACCACATCAACTTTAAATACTTATACATATCACAAAGCAATCCTAAGAGATCAGGATATATCAAGTATCAGTACAGATATAGAAGACTTTGGTAATAGATACAGGGTTGGTTCTAGTGACCCTGGCTCAAATAATGACGAAGGAGATCTATTCTTCAATACAACCTCTAACACCATGAAGGTGTATGACGGTTCTAATTGGGGAGAGGTTACATCAACTGGAGACTTTAAATATCTATTCCTATGTCCTAAGAATGGTGGATCAGGAGCACCAACCTTTGATGGCTCTGAAACTGAATTTGATTTAAGAGAAACCAGTAATAGTGGTACAGGAGCTTCTGTTACTAAAGCAGCTCAATTAATTGTTTCAGTAAATGGGGTAGTACAAGAAGCTAATAATGGTACTTCAACATCAGGCTTAGATGGTTTTGTAATGCTTGATGCTAATACCATTAAGTTCTGTGGAGCACCTGCAAGTGGTGATGATATATTCGTTATTCAAATTGGATCGGCTGTAACTCTTAACTCTCCAGCTAATAACACAGTTGCTGAAGCTACACTTCAAAACCTTTCAGTAGCTACAGGAAAGATACAAGACCAAGCTGTAACACTTGATAAACTACCTCATGGTGATGGTTCTAGTGATGGTAAATATCTAAGAAGTAATAATGGTGCTGATCCTACATGGGAAACAGTAGCTCAATATAGTACACCTTTAACTACTAGAGGTGATTTACTATTTAGAGATGCTTCAGGTGATCAGAGACTAGCTAAAGGAACTTCTGGTCAATTCTTAAAGATCGGTGCTAATGATCCTGAATGGGCTGACGTTGTTACTGCTACTGCAGACGGCTGCCTGTTTGAAAATAACCAGTCAATCACTAACAACTACACAATAGCTGCGGGAAAAGGTGCTCATTCGGTTGGACCTCTTGCTATTAGTGCCACACTAACTATTAACGGAACCTTAGTTGTAAGCTAGAATCAAACTATGGCATTAACCCTAAACGGATCGACAAATACAATCGCAGGTGTAGCTGTAGGCGGCTTACCTGATGGAATAGTAGATACAGATATGTTGGCTGCTAATGCAGTTGTAACAGGAAAGATTACAGACGGAACTATAACAAATGGTGATTTAGCTTCTGGAGGTTTAGGTAATTTAGGATATGGAGATCAATGGAGATTGACGTCTTCTTTTGATGGAGAAGCAGATCCAATATCTTCAAATTGGGAACGGATAGATGCAAATGGAGCAGGAAACTATGGTTCAGCAATGTCTGTATCTTCTGGAATATGGACATTTCCAGCTACTGGATATTGGTATATAAGATTTGATCGGATGTGTAGTAGATATAACGCTTGGTGTGAATGGTCACAAACAATGATAAAAACATCAACAGATAATTTCTCTTCAAGTGATCTTGTAGCTGATCACTATCCGGCTATGCCAGATTTAGGTACTAATCATAATTATCAGTATACTGGATGTCAGTATCTATTTGATGTTCAAAATACAAGTAATTATAAATGTAGATTTGGCGTTAATAATGCAGGTGATGATGGCAGTGTTAGGACTTATGGTGATACAAATACAAACTATAGTTATGTCACATTTATACGATTAGGAGATACATAAATGGATTTAAAAACAGGTAGAGCAGATCAAATCGAAGACTATTTACTTACAGTAAGATCTGGTCAATGGTTCGGTTGGACTGACTCTAAAAATAAAGTTTATGCAAACCTAGTCGTACATGACGGTGGTTCTAAACCTAGTGAAGCTGATGTAAATGCAGGACTTAAGAAGTTACAAGATGACTTCGATGCTAAAGATTATGCACGTAAAAGATCTAAAGAATACCCTTCTCTGGTAGATCAGCTTGACGACATATACCATAATGGTATAGATGGTTGGAAAGCCACCATCAAAACCACTAAAGATAAATATCCGAAACCATAATGGGCGCAATTAAACTACCGCACGCATCAGGAAATAGCATGAGCATCGCAGCTCCTGCAACGAATCCTGCTTCTGATTTAGAACTTAAATTACCTGCAACTATTGGGACTGCTAACCAATTATTAAGAAATGGGTCCACCCCTGGAACACTTGAATTTGGTGGAATACCAGTTTTACAAATTGTAGAAAGTAACTTAGGTACAGCTCAGAGTCTTACGTTAACTAGCAGTAATACGTTTTACCATGTTTCAAGTATGGATCAATCGATTACTACAAAAGCAGCTAATTCTAAAATATTAATCTTATGGCAAGCTCAAATTAATAATAATTCTGTAAACCATGATCTTGGAATACAGCTAAGAAGGACAACTGATGGAGCAAATGAAACTATTCTAGATACAGCAGCTACTCCTCAAAGTAGTAATAGTAATGGAATTTTATATAATCTAAGAGCTTATGGTACTTATTCCAATGTCAATAATTACCATTTTATAGACTCAGCTTCTGCTTCTGCTGGTGCTGTTCTTCAATATAAAACTTATGCAGTAGGGGAAGGGCAAGAGATTCATTTTGGTAAAGCTAATTCTTCTGGTGCTGCAAGGCATCTTGATTGTACTAACCATGTCACTTTAATAGAGGTATTAACATAATGGTGAATTTTTTTAATATTATCCATCAGCTCTACCCTAATGTTGTAGATACCTCTACAAAAGATGGTATTAATTATCTTTGTTTAGATAAAGATGGTAAAGAAATTACAATAGATACAACAGCCGTAGAAACAGAACTTGCTAAACAAGAATATAAAAATAAGAGACGTTATCCTTCAATACAAGATCAATTAGATATGCAGTATTGGGATAAAAAGAATGGTACTACTACATGGGTCGATGCAGTAGCCAAAGTAAAATCTGACAATCCAAAACCATGAGCCAATTAAAAGTCAACACAATACGCCACACAGGAGCATCATCTGATGCGATTACGCTTGCTAGTGATGGAACTGCTACAGGTAAGTTTACCAATCTTCCAGGTAGAAATTTAATAGTTAATGGCTCATGTACCGTGGCACAAAGAGGAACCTCATCAACATCAGATG